GTTAAATAACGCTATGGAGAATTCCATGTTAGCGAATTGTTATATGAGTGCTGATTATAAGCTTATTTTTAAGAATGAAGCTTTTGAAAATATATATTTATTTGGAAAACATAAAAAGCGACCAGGTGGAAAGTTATTTATGGTATGTGATAAGGAGTTTAAAACATGGAGACATCAATACTGGACTCGATCACATTTAAAGACTCAATTTAATTCCGGTAAGTGGATCATATTTAAGTTTTCTGGTTTTTACTATGCAGTTACGTTTGATGCATATGATACATTTGTAGATCAAGGTGGGGATTATAAGAATATACAATGTTATGAGGAAATTGATGATTATTCTGATTCATCAGTCCAAGAAGATCGAGATCTTAATCTAGTAACAAATCCACCTCCATGGACTTATTTTAATCCTAATGTTAATTGTTACTATTGTTCCGTCCAAGGCCATAAAGAAGAATCATGCATACTAAAAGAATATGATCTCCAATTTAAAGAAATATCAAGAGTAACTAATTCAAATTCTAGCGTCTCATTAACCAAGACGCAATTTAAAGGAAAAACTGAAAGATCATATGAAAGTAAAGCTTTTATGAAAGCTAAAAATGCATCTCAAGAAGATAATAAAAGTCGTGAAAATTTGAGAATTAAAAATAAGAAAGGTCAAATATCAAAGTCAAATCCAAATATAAAGTCAAATACACGGCAAGCTAGAAATAAACAATTTATTTCACAAAATATTAAAAATACATATGAGAAAGTAGATCCAACTTTAACTTCTAAAAATGACCCAAATTTCTCACGATTGGTTGATGATAATCCCGTCGATGATAGATCTGGTCTTATTGGTACTTTAGACAATTCCGAACAAATTTTATACAATGCAACTAGGGATAAATTGTTATGCATTGTTGGGCAATTACCAGAAGTCAGAAATTTCAAATTTAACAGGTTTTTAACGATGCCCATATTTGCGTTAGTGAATTATTTGACCATGTCTATAGTTCCAAATCAATTGCCATTAAATTTTGATTTCTTATCCACGTCATTTTATGATTTTAATAAAATAATTGGTGGTGTAACCCTATTTTCTAGATTTGGACTATCATTAGCAGGAGCTGCAAAACAAGCCGATTGGTTTGAAAAACAATTCATTGAAGAACAAAGCTGGAAAGCTATTGATATTGTAGAAAATCTAGAATTCGATGGACGCCCTGACGGCCAGAGAAACAATGAGATGAAACATATAAATACAAGACAAACAACATTTCAAGTTTCTACCAAATTATTACCAAAATCATTTATTGCAACAGGGATCTTGAAAATTAATAAAATGATTAAGAAATACTTACCAAATCTTTATAACTTAATTGGCATAAAAACTAAACTAGAATTGGGACATAAAAATGCTTCGCTAGAAATAGCTAGTCAGTCACTTGGACCTATGGTGCATCCATTATTACTGGAACCTAAAGATGTGGAAGCTAGAATCCACAGAGCTGTTAACAGTACAATGTCCGTAAATTATGATAAAGATGCCGATATAAATAATAATCCTATAATTATGAACACCGCTAAATTAGCTACAATTATTCATATGAGAAATAGAACTGAAAACATCACACCAAAAACTAAAAAGAGATTAGAACGCAATGTAGTTAGAGGTTATAGAGTAGGTGAAGCTCCGTTGCCAAATATCAACGGTTTGCCTATAGGTGACGAAATATATTTTTCATCTTCAGCAGATATTCCCGGATTTATGCGTCCCGTTATAGCTGCAAATTTAATAATGAAAGTCCCTTTTAAAATGCCACAACCAGATCCAGAACACCCTCAAACTGTTAAAGCCGGTATGTGTAAGCGTATATGTGCAAAATTACCAACTCCCAATAGAGAAAGAATACACAAATTAAGACTTTATGCAAGGAAAACCATGCGTGAATTATTTAAACCAATATCAATAAATTCAGATCGCGGTATTGATGAGTGGTTATCTAAGACAACTTATTCGGATGAAAGAAAGAAAGAATTGAAAAATAAATTCTTAAATATCCAAGATATTTTTAATGATAATATTAAGAAAGTTCCCAGCTTTGTTAAGGATGAACCTTACGTGGAACCAAAACTACCACGAGGAATATTTTCGAGATCTGATGAATTTAAAACTATAGTAGGACCTTATTTTAAATTAATGGAAGAAATTGTCTATGGATTGCCAGAATTTATAAAGCATGTCCCAGTTGCAGATAGAGCTAACGTTGTTGAATGTGACATTTTTATGGAAGGTTGTAAATATGCAGCAA